GCCGACGGAGCTGATTGATCAGGCTGAGGAAGAAGAAGCCATTCGTTTGGCACCGGCACCAGAGCTTAAAGAGTGGGTCGTGAATAACTGGCTTACTCTCGGTGGTGAACTACATAACCCCGATCATGATCATATTGCTGAACTACTCCATGACAATGAAGAGTTCCTTGCATTCGCATGGGCTTCATCTGCCGCCGTAGCGAAAAAACGTATGGTGCTGGGGCAATGTGAAAAGGTCATGTTTAACCAGGGTGGCTGGAAGAAAGCACGCCAGGAACAGCAAATGCGGGACTGGTTTGGCTTTGTACCTCAATATCTCATTACCGTAGATGCTACTTATTGCGAACAAGCCTCAGATCGTGAGTTCTGCCGATTGATTGAACATGAGTTGTATCACATCGGTGTAGAGCGTGATGAAGATGGCGAAATCATTTATAGCGATATGACCGGACTACCTAAGCATTACCTGGCTGGCCATGACGTTGAAGTGTTCTTTGGTGAAACTAAACGATGGGGTGCAGACGAGTCTGTCAAAACGACTTCTAGAAATTGCCAAGAATGCGCCGTTTGTATCAGAGGCAAGTATGGCGGCGTGTTGTGGGAACTGTGTGATTGGTTAGAGCTGAAAGGCTCATTCTTTTTGCCTATCTTGTACGACGTAGAACGACAAAGAGGTGTTTATGGCAGCATTAAAAGAGCCTGTAAAAATGTTTATAGTTCAGTCTCTTGCTTGCTTTGAAACCCCTCAACAAGTAGCAGACGCGGTAGAAGAAATATATAAGATCAAGATTGATCGAAAACAATGTCACAGTTATGACCCGACAAAATATGCAGGTCGTAATCTCAGTAAAAAGTTAAAGGATTTATTTGAGCAAACTCGCAAAGAGTTTCGTGAAAATATTGATGATATTGCGATTGCTAACAAGGCGTTTCGTTTACGTGAGCTTCAGAAGATGTATGAGGATTCTGGAAAAAATAAACGGGCAAAACAAAATCTGCTGAAACAGGCATTCCAAGAAACAGATGGCCGTGTGACAAAGCAGGAAATCACTGGTCCAGACGGCGGACCTATTCAGCAAGAAACCAAATCAACGCATCAATTCACACCAGATGAGCTTAACGGACTATCCGCGCAAGAGCTTTCGCGTTTAGCAATCAATGGCAAGTTATGACTTATGCAATCGAAGATATAGCGCCACTGATTAAAGAGTGGACAATCAATACACGTCTGCCTGAAATCATTGAAGAAATGAAACGGCGTTATTACTACCGGATGCTGATAGAGCAGAATGAACTAAGTCGAGAGGCTGAAATCTACAGATGTAAGAATGATGCGGCTCATTGGTTTAATCACTGGGTATGGACTTACGATCCACGGGGCATGCCTTTTGGGCTGCCCGCGAATATTCCTTTTGTTTTGCGTCCTGGTCAGGTTGAACTCGTTGATTGGCTGATTGAACGTGAAAGTACCCAGACCCATGGCTTGATTGAGAAAAGTCGTGATGAAGGGATGAGCTATGTAGTCCTGGGCTTTTATTTGCACCGGTGGTTATTCGTTGAAGGCTTTGCTGGTGGCGTCGGTAGCCGTAAAGAAGATCTGGTTGATAAGAAAGGCGATCCAAAAACGTTGCTGCACAAATTCAGGGATATGTTTTCCAAGTTGCCGGACTGGATGAAGCCTAAAGGCTTTGTTGAGAAAGTGCATGACAACTACATGCGAATCATTAACCCGGACAACGGCGCAACCGTCACTGGTGAAGCTGGTGACAACATTGGCCGTGGTGGTCGTACCACAATGTACTTTCTGGATGAATGGGCATTTGTAGAGAGACAAGAAGCTGTAGACGCCGCAATCTCTCAAAACACCAACGTACACATCAAGGGATCCACTCCAAACGGTATTGGGGACAAGTTTCACCAAGATCGTTTTAGTGGTCGTTACGCCGTTTTTACGATGGCATGGCGTGATAACCCAGATAAGAACTGGCAGGTTGAATTTAATGGCAAACTAATCTACCCCTGGTATGAAAAACAATTGGCCACATTAGATGACATCGTTCTAGCTCAAGAAGTTGATATTGACTACGCCGCGTCGGTAGAAGGTGTGTTGATTCCATCTGCATGGGTACAGGCTGCAGTCGATGCTCATCTTGAATTGGATATTCAGCCGTCAGGCGAACGTATGGGTGCTCTTGATGTGGCAGATGAGGGTAAGGATAAGAACTCCTTTGCTGCACGTCATGGCATCGTACTGCAGTATTTGGATACCTGGTCTGGTGTTGGTGATGACATCTTTGGCACGACTCAGAAAGCAATTGATGCTTGCCTTGATTTGCGTTTGAACTCGTTTTACTACGATGCTGACGGCCTGGGTGCTGGTGTACGTGGTGATGCCCGAGTCATTAATGAGCAAAACAGATCCAAAGGTATTCCGGAGATTGAAGCAAATCCATTCCGTGGCTCAGGCGCGGTACACAACCCTGAGCAGGAAATGGTGGAGGCGCGTAAAAACGTAGACTTCTTTGCCAATCTTAAAGCTCAGATGTGGTGGTCATTGCGTATCAGATTTCAGAATACTTATCGAGCCTTACAAGGTATGCAATATGACCCAGACAATCTTATTTCGCTTTCTACCAAAGATATAAACAAGCAGGAGCTTGAACAGCTCAAGCGAGAGTTATCACAACCCACTTATACGAAGAATGGTGCAGGCAAAATCCTAGTCAATAAGCAACCGGACGGGGCATTGTCTCCAAACCGAGCAGACGGCGTCATGATTTGCTTTAGTGATATCCGTGAGCGAAAACGGAAAAAACCTGCAGGTGCAGGTACTCGAACCTATTGATAAGGAAAAAACATGGCAAAGTCTAAAAAGGACAAAGCGTCAAAGAAGGCTTTGTCTTACGGCAATTTATACACTCAAGAAGCAGTCACTCAGTTTCTGGTGAACTTTGGCAAGCAACCAGATACTGATGAAGTGCTGCGCAAAGCTGGAATTACACGCCACAGATTGCGTGTACTGCTTGATGATGACGAGATTGCACAAGTAGTTGAAACACGGATTGATGCACTTTTAGCAACGCCATTGCGAATTGAACCAAATGATACGGATGAAGCGGAAAAGCTGAATCTCATCCTGAAAGAATGGTTCCATGAAATTGCGACTGCTGCCATGAGTGCACTGTTCTTCGGGTACTCGGTTCAGGAAGCTGTATATGAGCTAAAGTCGGAAGGTTATATTGGTTTGCAATGGATTGGTGAAAAACCGATGCAATGGTTTGAGCCTAAGAATGATGGTCGGCTAATCTATCGTCAGGATGGAAACAATGCAGAGCATGAGGTAGATCAAGCATTCAAATTCTTCTTAACACGCCGTAAAGCCACATACGAACAGCCATATGGTAAAGCGCTATTAGCCACGCTGTATTGGTTATTCTTCTTTAAGCAGAATGGCTTCAAATTCTGGGCGAAATTCCTCGAACGTTTTGGAACACCAATCTTACTGGGTAAGTGCAAAGATACTGAAACTGATGATATGAGCAAAGCCTTGTTAACTGCTCATGCTCAAAGCGTATTGTCGATTGATGCAGATGATGATGTTCAGATTCTTTCCGCACCAGGAACAAACGGTTCAGCAGGGGCAGCGTTTGAGGCATTTAATAATCAGCTGATTCGTCAGATCCAGAAAGTTGTACTAGGGCAGACACTTACCAGCGGGACTGATGGGAAGGGAAGCTACAGTCTTGGTCAAGTGCATGAAAATGTACGAATGGATAAGCTTAAATCTGATATTAGGCTTGTCACACCGACTTTACAGGCTGTGGTCAATGCTCTATGCGCTTTAAACGGTTGGGGTGATTATGAAGTAATGCTTGGTGAAAAGCCAAAACCGCTGAATAAGGATCAGGCTGAGCGTGATGTTCATTTAAAGAATGCTGGGGCCAACCTTTCTAAAGATTATTTTATTCGTGAGTACGGACTGCAGGATGGGGATCTGGTTGAGCAAACACAAACTGCCTTCAATCAATTCTCTGCAGTACCGCGCCAGGCATTCAACTTTAAGGCATCAGCAAACAAGCTTTCACCTGAACAACAGGAAGTTGAAGAACTGACTGATGGCCAGGATGAATTGCAGCTACTGAAACCGGATCAGGTCAAGGAATTAGTATTCAAGTCTGATAGTCCTGAAAGTCTGGCTTATAACCTGATGCAATTAATACCTGGTGCAACTCAGACACAGTTCACAGCTAATCTGGATCAGGCTTTATATGCTGCAGATGTGTTGGGATATGTGATGGCTCAAAACGGGAAGTAAGCTATGCAACCAATCACATTTCTTGAGGCGCTTCGGTTTGCTCACAATAAAAAGATCGTGCTGCCTGATGAATTTTACTCAATGGATCTAAAGACTCGGCAGATGGCAACCACGGTTAGCTTTCTATCGAGCCTTGAGCAGGTTGAAACAGTCATTAAGGCCGTGAATAAATCGATTGCCGACGGCGGTACCTTCAAGGACTTCCAGAAGCTGATTGAAGAATCTGAAATCATTCTGCCAAAGCACTATCTGGATAATGTATTTCGTACCAATATCCAAAACGCTTACGGTCATGGCCGATGGCAACAACAGCAACGGAACAAGGCTAAACGCTCTTATCTGATGTATTCGGCTATCAATGATAGTCGAGTGCGTCCCAGTCACTTAGCTTTGAATCGGATTGTGTTGCCAATTGATCATCCGTTTTGGCTCACACATTATCCTCCCGTCGGATATCGCTGCCGGTGCAGTTGTATAGCTTTAACCGAGAAGCAGGCATTGAAATATGGCATTACACCTGATGACAAGCTGCCTGAGGTAGCAGAGGCTTTAGACTGGAGTTCTCATCCATTGCAGTTTGGTGAGCTTGAGTCTTTGGTTGATAAAAAAATCAGTGCATCGAGTTTAGATAAGGAATATCTCCTCGAGCAGAAGGAAGTCATCAGGGCAGAATGGACGGCGAGTAAAAAGCTCACCAGTCTGTTTGCTCCGATGAATGATAAGACTCGGGACTTATTCGATACGGTGGCCAATACAGTAATGCCACTTGATCCAAGCATTCGGCCAAGTGCGATTCGTACCTTTTTGGACTATGTGCAAGGAAATGATGCCGCACTGTCTGGTTATTTAAACTCTGCTACAAGCTCACTGGCTGATGATGTGCTTAAGCGCTGGCTGAGTACTGATATGGCAGCTATTCAGGCTGTAGCAAG